GGAATGCCAACAGCGGAACAGTTAGATGTAATCCAAAATTACAACAACGATCCAAGACAACAAGAAAGTAAATACATAGTAGTAGTATTTGAAAAAGATGAAAGACGTATTAAGCATGAACAGAGATGTGAAGAACTTGGATTAAACAAGGAGGAATAATGGAAGAAACATACGTAGATAAAGTAACTAAAATTAGAGATTATGTTGAACAACGGATGCAACAAATCGATGAACTTGGTGATCATTTTATGAAACTTGGCATGTATGACGATGTTAGACAAGCTGAAGTTGAAGGTAGAGGAAATGAGTTAATTAAAATCTATGAAATGATACCAAAATAGTTATATATTACATAGTCGTTTTATCACACAATACAAAGATTTAGGAGGGATAATACCCTCCTTTTTCATCTAAACCATAAGGAGTAAAAATGGAAGAAACTGTAAAAGTAGAGGTGCCTGAACCTCAAATAGAAGAACTTACACCAAAATCATGGAAATCAGGGCAAATAAATGAACTTGCTGAAGCATTAGCTAAAGCACAGGGAGAAATGGATGGCGCTGCAAAGAAAAGTACAAATCCATTCTTTAATTCAGGTTATGCTGATTTGCATGAAGTAATATCATCAACATTCCCGCATCTTAGTAAATACGGGTTATCAGTTACACAAGGTAATGAAATAATACCTGGAGCAGTATGTGTAACGACAACATTATTACATAAATCAGGGCAATGGATCAGGTCTAAAATTAAAGTTCCTATGTCTAAAATAGATGCACAAGGTGTAGGTAGTGCTACTACATATGGTAGAAGATATGGTCTTGCTGCTATGGTAGGAGTTGCACAAAAAGATGATGATGGAAATTCTATTTCTGGAAAAACAGGTCTCACAAGAGGCGTTAACGTTAACAAATAAGGAGTAAGAAAATGGCAATTAAAACAATGTCGCATAATTCTGGTGGAAGTATTTGGACTGAAGGTTGGCATGCGCTAACTATAGATTCAGCTGAATATGGAGACTGGAATGATAAAAGGTTCTTAGATGTATGGTTTAAAGATTATCCTAAAACATTTAAACTTAGAGTCTATGAAGCAAAAAACAAAGAAACTCATGAGGAATTTGCGTTAGCAAGATTCTTTAAATTTGCCAATGCAGGTATTATCGATATGGTTAAATCACCTGATGGTAAAGAAGCAATTCAATATGATGATGACGAAAACGGATTAATTGGAAAGCAAATAAATGGGTATCTTTATAAAGAAGGTGAATACATTAGGGTATCAGACAGAATAGCCCCTGTAATGCAACAAGGAAAAATCTTATCTTATACTGATAATGATGTTAACTTTTGGAAAAGCGTTACTGAAAAACATGTGAGTACTCGTGCTCAAAAAGCTACTCCAATGGCTGATACTAAAGCAGAAGGTTCTGAAGAGAATATTCCGTTCTAGTATCTAACTAAAAGGGGATGCATCCACACTTACTCACCCATTCGACACTTTGTGTCCCCTTTTAAAACTATCAAGGAGATTATTATGACAGTAAAAGAGCATTTAATCAAGTTTCTAGATTGGAAATTTGATAATGGAATATTATTTAAGACTCATGAGATACAAGATTTATCAGAACGTGGACTTACTAAATTTGGAAAAAGATTAGGGTCACCTGAAACATACACAAGGCAATTTCGTGAATTAAGATTAAATAATATGTATAAAGTAGATAAAATCAAAACACCAAATAGCAATGAAAAATCATGGTTTGTTGTTGAAAGGAATGACAATATATGATAAAAGAATTTGCATTTGGAACACATAATAGACATCACTTTTCTGATGTTAATAAATTAGATAGTTATATGAACATGGCTCAAGATACATTCATGTCTTTATATGACTATGATGAGTATGTAATAGAATATGTCAAGAAAAAGCAAAGTTTATCTGGCTTTGATGGCATGATATATATACCAGACGAATTCATACTAGACGTAGATGGTTCAAACCCTGAAGACGCTTTGGTTAAACTACAAGGCTTACTAATATTACTAGATGACTTAGATGTTCCTAGGAAAATATATTTTAGTGGCACAGGATTTCACGTCCATATACCACAAGAAGCCTTCAGGTGGAAACCTTGTGACGATTTACATCTTAAAGTAAAAGAAGAATTAAAGTCTAAAGGTATATTTGATTTTGCAGACCCATCAGTAACAGATAAAACTAGATTAATACGTATACCCAATACATTAAATAGTAAATCTAATTTATGGAAAGTTCAATTACAAGCACATACAGACATAAAAACGATTATGGATTATGCTGTAAAAGCTCAAGATATAAAAGAATTAGACCATGAATGTGATCCAGTATTCGATGTATTAGAACGTAAAACTAAAGTTAAAGCTGAATATCAAAAAGTATCACTTGGTAGACAACCTGATCCTGTTAATTATCCATGCATACAAACTATGCTAGAAGGAACAGCTCAAGGTCAGCGTCATCAAGTAGCACTTAGATTAGCAGCACACTTTAGATGGCTTTATCCAGAAGATATTGTTAGAAATGTCATGGAAATGTGGAGAAATCAAGTAGATAATGATGAACATCCTTTTACTGCAAAAGAAATGGATGGGATTGTTACTAATTGTTATACAGGACATGATGGTTCAGGATATAGATATGGATGTAGTGATATTGTAATGGATGAGTATTGTAAAAATACTTGCAAATTATATAAGTCAAAGAAATCACAAACAATGATGGATGCTAAAACTATGGAAGCAGAGTTTTTAGATTTCTTAGCTACTAATAGAGAGCCGCTAAACTTAGGAAGTCTGTATGGTCAAGACTTTCCAATTTACCCAGGAGAAGTAGTAATCGTTCAAGCTCCTCCTAAATCTATGAAGACAATGCTACTACAAAACTGGGTAAACTCATTCAAACGACCAACTTATTTCATAGAAATGGAAATGTCACCAAGGCAAATATGGTCACGTTTCTGTATGATAGAAATGGGTTGGAATGATGAGCAACTAATGAAACATTATTCTGAATTAAGTGAAAATCTAACTGATAGATTTAAATGGCTTACTGTAGAGTATGGTTCATGTTATCCTAGCGAGTTAGAGAAAAGACTATCTTTACTAGCTGTTAAACCAGAAATTGTTGTTGTTGACCACTTAGGCTTATTAAGGTCTAAGCAAAGAGATAACAATATGAAAGTAGAAGAAGCATCTCAAGCTTTAATGGAATTAGCTGTTCAGCATAAGGTAATTATATTTGCTGTATCTGAAATAACTAAGACTGCTATGACTGAAGGTATGAATATAGCATCATCTCGTGGTTCATTTAGAATAGCTTATAATGCCAACAAAGTATTGTCAATCACTCCCTATAAGAATGATGACAATGTCATAAGATCTCTACAGGTAGAGTCAACTGCCAATAGGGAAAAGGAATGGTTAAATGTTAACCTTCCTATCACTGGAGTTCAAATCCGATGAGTATAATGGGGGCAACAACTGGTCCTGTAAGTCCTGAAACAGAGGAATGATGGCAAAGGAATATGTGAGCCCCCATTGTATTAACTGTAAGTATTTAAATGAAAATAAATGTACTTACTTTAAAAGATTTAGGATATCTGAGCCTAAACAAATCCCTTGGAATATTACAGAAAAAGGTTGTAAAGTTTACTTGCCAAAAAATAGTAAGGAGCATCCATTATTAGACTTAGTGCTTGATATGTTTAAATGATTTTCCCATTTTTTATTATAAAAGCTTATGCAATAATGACTTTATCTATTACAATAGATGAAATATGGAATATAAATAATCCTCGACCAAACCCTAGAGCTGAGTATTACATGCTGCAATGGGAAGAAAAGGATTTTTACACATTTCAAATTAATAATGAATGGATTCTTAGAAAATATCGAAAAACAGACAGTAAACTTAAACGCAAAGTAAGAAATAAGTATTGGGAGAAACGCAATGCCAGATCCAAGAGATGAAATAAGAGTAAGATATCCAGAAACTTTAAAAGAATTTGAAACTATCCAAAAAGAAATGCTTTATCTATTCTGTGAAAAACAATTAGACTATGGACCTACTAATATAGGTATGGGAAAAAGTAAAGTTAAAACAGATAAAGATGTAAACTTATCTTTGATGGGATTAGGAACTAGATTGAATGACAAAATATCTAGATTTTTAAATCTAACAATGCAAGATAGAAAACCAAATAACGAAAGTATTGATGATACACTCATTGATATAGCTAACTATGCTGTAATGGCATTAATTGTAAGGAGTAAATTATGGGGAAAGTAAAAGAAGAGCCTAAAAAAGTTAAGAAAGTTGAAGATAAACCTAAAAAAGTTAAGAAAGAAGTTGATATTGTTAAATTAAGAGAAGATTTAGATACTATAGGTGGATGGATAGCTGATGTAGATGATGATTTATCAGAATTGTCTGATTTGGTAAATAGAATAGCTAAAAGGATGGGATTATAATGAGTAAGCAAAAAAAAGTTACATATAAAGAATTAATGGAAAGAAACGATTTTTTATTATCCAGACTAATGGAATTAGAAAGAGGAGTTAATTATACTCATACATTAATACTTTCATACATTGATTGTAACGATCATAAAGACAAACTTAAAAACTTTTTAGAGGAGATGGGAAAAAATGGACAAACAAACAAAAGTGATTCTAAAGGAAATAGAAAAGATAAATCAGGAGATTCTAATTCTGAGTCAAAGAGTAAAGAA